GATGACGGCCTCTGGCTTTGCTTTGGACATGACGGTTCCTTCCGACAGGGGTCGACAGATCGACAGGTGGAGGACCGGCGCCCGCGGCTGTCGAACCCGCGGGCGCCGGCCGTCAGGTCAGGCCGCGATGGCCTTGTTCAGCGCCGGGGTGTCCGTGATCGCGAACGTGCAACGGGCAGCGGTCTCCGCGCCCTCACCGTCGCCGGCCTTGCCCGGCAGGGACGGGCCGAACTCGACGGGGTAGATGTCCACGAACTGACCGGCGGCCAGGGCGGTCGCCTTCGGGACGCCGAGGCGCCGCAGCAGGAAGCCTGTCGTGCCCTCGGGGATCTTCTCCCAGGCCTTCTTGCCGTCCGAGCCGGCGGCGGCCTGCGGGTCCATCTGGTAGCTGGCCTCGCCGCCCTCGTACATGGTCTCGCCGATGAACTCGGTGACCTTGGTGTCGCCGAGGCGACGGTTCCGCTTGGCGCGGTTCGTGGTCTGGGTCGGGCTGGGCGCACCGTCGGCGAAGACGATGTTCGTGATGTCCAGCGATGCCCCGGCGGTGACCTCGGCAACGGTGGGGATGTACGTGGAGGCCGCGATGGTCGGAACGTAGATCCAGTTCTCGCGGGCGTAGGCCTTGTTCGCAGCGGGGCGAAGCGGCTCAGCCATGTGTTACTCCTTCAGGGGCTCGGCCTCGCGGCCGCGGTGGGTGGATTCGCTCGACAGGGGGAAACTCAGTCGTCGAGGAAGTCGTCCTCGTCGGGGTCGTCCTCTTCCAGCTCGGGCTCGGCCGGACTGGCGTACAGCGGCGGCAGGAGGTCGCCGGTGACCGGGTTCACCGCGTCCTCGTCGAGGAGGATGTAGTTGCCGTGACCCGCGGCCGAGGCTGCGATCGACGACTCGTGGCCGGTGTCTTCGCAGCGGACGCGCACGTACTCGGGCATAGGGGGCTCCTTGCAGGGGGTATCAGAGGGCGTAGGTCCAGTAGGTCCAACCGGACCAGAACCCTTGGTCGTCTTCGATCTCAAGCTCGGACTCGAACTGGACAGGCGTGGTCGTGCCAGACCCGACAGTCACGGACACAAACTCGAGGTTCGCCTTCGCGCGCTTCCGCATCTCCCGGGCGTTGTCCTCGAACCGTCCAACAGCCCGGGTGGTGACCCGATACAGCTCGGGGCCGGGACCGGGGCCGAGGCGACTGGTCCCACCGAAGCGACGTGACACCGAAACCTCGGTGTAGTCCTCCGGCAGAGTCTCAAGTTCCTTCAGCGCGTCGCGGGTGTAGGCGTTCGCGGACGGGTTGCCGGCGTTGAGCGCCGCGACGATCGCGTCGACGTGGGCCTTCTCGCTCACCAGAACCACCGGTCGGGCAGGTTCGCCACGTCGTGAGCGAACGCAGGGCCGATCAGGTCAGCCGAGCGCGCCAGATCCTCGTGGGGCTTCTGGTTACGCGAACCACCCTCAAAGCCCGGGGCCATTCCACCGGCGTTGAACGCGCCCTTTCGACCTTGGACAACAATGTCCGCGTCGGGGCCGTACTCGGCCGTGTGGCGAGCGGTCTGCTCGGCAGTAAACGTGCCCGGGTAGTGCTTTCCGTGACGCCCCGAGGACTCGCGCGCGAAGCCCTTCGCGATACGGTTACCCTCACGGGCGTTCTTCCGGACAACATCTTCCATATCGGCGGGTGCGCGTTCCGCGATCTGCTCAAGGTCGCGGGCCAAATCGCCGATGTGGTGAGAGAAATGCGCGATACTCACCAGGGCACCTCCACCACATCAAGCCGACGCGCCGTGGCATGAGACTTCGCAGGAACACCAACCACCAGATACCGGCGCCCAACCAAAGACGGATCCGTACCAGCACCAACAGCGGTACACAGGTACTCCCACCCGACGCCACGGTCACCAGCCCTCGGAACCGGAGCAGAGATCGGAATGTGCAAGCCACCCTCAAGCACAGGCCGCTTCACATCACCAACCGTGAACGTCCGCGTAGGCGTGTCCGCGCCCTGCTGCGACGTAGCAGCGATCCGGCCACGCGTGGAACCCTGAGAAACCGGGTTGAGCACCTTCAGACCGTTCACCACAGTCGGGGTCCCGGGCGCGTACGCCGTGAACGAGTCAGTCATCTGCGCCTCTGCGGCACGCTGGCCACGGGCGATCACGCCGGCGAGGCTCACCGGTACTCCACGACAGCGGCACCGCCGCCGAACTGGGCCCGCAGCCAACGCTTCGTCAGCTTCGGCAGTTCCACGGCAGTGGCGACAGCCTCGGATGCGAACTGGACCGAGTAGTCGTCGATCCGCTCAGCGATGACCCGCGGGTCATGTGCGCCATCCGATGCGGCGTTGATGCCCGCGATGGCCAGGTCACAGACCAGTTGCACGACGTGAGCGGGCACCTCGGGGATGCCGTGGGTCATGGTGACCTCGACGTCGACCGGCGTACACCCGTCACCCCAGCAGGTCGACAGCCAAAGCTTAGACGAATCGACCAGCTTCCAATCGGTCACCGCGACACCGTCGATCTTCACAGAGTCAACGGCCGAAACAGGGAGGCCGGGAAGGTTCAGCAGAGTGTCGCCCCAACCCGTAAGACCAACAGTTGAGTCGGTCTCAAGGATCGGCGACCCCGCAGCGCCCCGCACCAGCGAAGACGCGACCGACAGCATCGTGGCCGTGGCGACGTACTGCCAATGCGGGAAGCCCCGAGCAGAGAGATCCGCCGTAGTGGCCAGGTCAGGCAGAGCCACGACGGACCCCTCTCACTCGCTATTCGGTTCAGGTAAGATCAGGGAAGCTGGAACGCGGTGATCGTGCCCGTAGTCGAAGCGGCCACGGTGATCCGGATGGTTCCGTCGGAATGCATGAACCGCGCCGACTCGAGGACCAGGAACGCGATGGTCGGAGTGGTCGAGCCATCGGTCAGGGAGACGTCAAGGTTGCCCTGACCCGAAGACTCAGCCGGGACCAGGTCGCCGGCCACAACGGTCCACACCTTCGTGGATGCGGTCGTGTTCTTGAGCCGGACGACGACCTTGCCGTCCCGCTTCGTGGGGGTGATGACGTGCGTGTTCGCCGCGACGACCGTAGTACCCGCAACGTCGGCATTTGAGCCGAGTACGAGGTCGGTCACCGGGACAGTGGTGTTTGCCATGCTGGATTCCTCCTAGAGACTTGCTGTGTGACCAGCGGGTGACGGCCAGCCCCGTTCAGGAGCCGGCCGCCACCTCAACCGGATCAGGTGATGGAGGCGATCAGCGTGGCGATGCCGTCCGGGCGGACGAGCTTGGCGCCGTAGAGGCTGAGACCCTTGAGTGCGTCGGAGAACGCAGCCTCGGGGCGGTACGCCTCGACCTTCGCGATCTGCTGAGCGAACGTGATCGCGCCCGGGTAGCCGGCGCACACGCGGTAGTCGTCACCAGTCGTGTTGGTGACGTTGTTCGACACGAACACGTCGAAGCCGAACGCGCGGCCAACGTGACCGTTGCGCAGCGCCTCGGACGTACCCGACGCGTCGACCCGGACGAACGTGTCCGACTGCAGGAGCAGACCGTGGTACCACGGGGGCACGATGACGTAACGGCCCTGCTGCGGGACGTTCGCCACGTCCAGCTTGACCTTCAGGTTGATGAGACCCTGCACGGCAAGCGCCGCAGACGTGACCGCGGTCGTGCTGATCTGGTTGCCAGCCTGCGCGCCCGAGTACAGGCCCGCCAGGTACAGGTCCGCGGTGTCGGCCAGCGCGTACGCCGCCTCCATCGCAGCCTCCGACATCAGCGCGCCACCCGAACGGGCCTGACGCATGTCGATGTCATCGACCTCGAACGCGAAATACTTCGCCTGGTCGACGACGAGGGCGCGAGTAGCGTCCGTCAGCGTCTCCGGGTTGATCGCGGTGACGTCCTTGGTGTAGTCAGCCACGGTCGGACGCGAGATGGACGTGATGTGAACGGTGTCGCCGAAGTTGGCGATGTCACCCTCATAGTTGCGGTTCACAGCCTGGGGGCCGCCGAAGACAAGAGCCTTCTTCAGCGAGGACAGCAGCTCTGCGGTCCAAACCTCCGGCCGGAAGTTGGTGATAGCCATGGTTGGCTACTCCTTCTGAGTTGGTGGTGGGTTACTTGATGCCGAGGTAGTCGTTGAGACGGCCATCCGCCTTCGCGGCGGCGATGTCGTCGTACTTGCCCTCAGCAGAGAGGCGCTTGACATCCGCCTCAGTGAGTTGCGCGGTTGCAGCAGCGTCTTTGCGAGCGCCACCATCCGCACCGCCCTGGAACCTCTTGCCACCTTGCGCAGCCAGGTCGGGCCGTCTTGCGATGAGGTCGTTCACGGCAGCGTCAAGAGCAGCCGCGTCCACTTCGCCATCCGCGCTGACCTCAAGCGCAGACAGGTCGACGATCTCCGGGAACCGGAACACGTCAGTCGGATCTGTGAGCTTCCCCTTCGCCGCAGCACGAAGCTCGGCCTTCAGGATCCGCTCGTTGGCCGCAGCAAGCGCCTCGTCCTTGATCCGCTGCGCCTCCTGGGCGGCGGTGAACTCGGCTTCCTTGCCGTCAGCCTTGGCCTTGAAAGCCTCGAACTCGGCGGCGAGCTTCTTGCGCTCGTCGGCCTCGGTCTTCCACTTCGCCTTCATGGCGTCGAGGGCCTTCTTGCCAGCGTCACCGAGGGCCTCCTCGCCAGTCGCGGCGGAGGTGTCGGTGGTGGCCTCCGTTGCGGTGGCCTCGGTGCTGTCGTCAGACGTCTCGACGGCAGCAGCGGTGGTGTCTTCGGCGTTAGCCATTGGGATCTCCATTGCGGTGATCAGCCCGACGCCTTGCGCGTCAGGAAGATAGGTAGCCGTAAAGGCGGAGCAGGCGGATCGCGTCCTCGCGGTCCTTCGCGTGCTCATAGATCGACTCCGGACGGAGCCGAACCGGCAGATTCGGATGGGCCTTGCGCCACGCCGAATGCCTGGTGGTCGAGTCGGTGGTGATCTTCGCGCGCCGGCCGTACAGGGTGACCGTCTGCGCAGCCGTGACCCCGGGTGCACCGAGACCGCGGTACGCGTTGACCACGACATGTGGCTGGGCGCCGTCACGGATGGCCTGCTCGTCGGCCTTCGACAAGCCGCGCACGTCACCGGCCTCGAAAGCCCGCTGGAACGACGCAACCAGGCCGGCGTCGTGCGCGGACTCCCAGTCCTGAACCGGGACCATCACGCAGTCACAGCCCGGATGCCGCTTGAACGCTTCGAGGTCGCGGTAGATCCGGCCAGCGAGGATCGCACACCGCGCACACGAAGGCGGGGTGAGCATCCTGACGTAGTTCTGCCACAACGGCCGCGCCACGAACTCCACCTGAGAAGCGGTGCGGCCAGCGTCCGCGACGTGCGACTGGACGGCACGGTCCAGCCGGTACAGCTCGGCCTGCACGTCGGCGTCGACCTGCTTAAGCATCTGGTCAACCAGTGGGCCGAGAAGAGCGTCGATCGGGTAACCGTCAGCGGACCAGCCAGCGAACGCCGACGGCCGAGTGATCGGCGTGTCGCCGGCCCACCCGGCGACCGTGTTAACCGAAGCCGTAGCCGCAGCCAACTGGTACGAGGCAACCAGGCGGGGGATCGCCTTCGGCTCACGCCGCAACAGTGCGCGCACAGCCCGGACAGCGGCCTGCGCAATGCGCGACTGCCGCCCGTAGTGGCTACGCGCCTGCGTCAGATCCGGTGTCACTGAGGCCTCCGAGGACGCTGCGGTCGAACGCGCTCAAACCTTCCTCGTCAACCATCCGCATCACCCGCTCAACCTCCTGCGGGGGAAGGCCGTCCTGCTCAAGCAGGTAACGCAGCGGGTAGCCGATCTCACGCTTCTTCGACAGGGCGTCGGCACGCTGCGCGTCGGAACGGTTCTCCACGTCCTTCCACAACACCTGACCACCACGCACAGCGGTCGCCTTCGCGGTGTCGTCCTGCGCCAAGGCGACGAGCTCGAACACGTCACGGATGGCGCGGCCGAAGTGCTGCGTCTTCTCCTCGGTGCGCTTCACCAGACCCGTTTCGAGGGCCTTCATTGCGTCACCAGAGACGTTCGCGATCGTCCCGCCGATCAGCAGGTAGTGCGCCGGCGTACGAGTCTGCGCCACAATGTGGCCGACAGCAATCTCAACGACGTCGGTGAAGACCTTCAGGTTCGCCGGGGCCCACTCGCCAATCTTGGCGTTCGGATCCTCAATCCACAGCGTCCGGTCGTGGCGAAGCTTCTTCAGGTCGACCGGCTTCTCACCGACCACATTCCCATCACTGTCCAGAATCGGGATGACCGGCTGCTCGGCGCCAATGATGGCCCGCTGACCGATCGTCGCCTCGTCCGCGACAGCAAACAACTCAGCCCAAAACAGGTTGATCGCGTGCTGCATCGCGAGCGTGCCCGCAATGTCCGACATGGGCTCACCAAGCAGCCGCGGCCGGTTCGGAAGCTCGACCAGCGGAACCTTGCCCATCGGGTTCGGCATGTACCCCTCAGCGCGCGGGCCCCAGTCGCCTGACATGCTCGATACGTACAGGCCCGACGGGCGCTGACCGTTCTGAACGCGGTCACGCTGGAACTTCCACACCTCATCCGGGAGGTACAAGGTCGCGTAGTCGTGGTCATCGTCGGCCCACATCTTCAGACCTGCTGTGCGCTGCCTGGTCTCCGGGTCGTACCCGACAATCGCCTGAGACGGGTGCTCCCACGTGATGTTCGCGTCCTCACCCCACACCAGCGCAAACGAACGCTTCGCAATGATCGCGTCCAGCATCGCCAGATCACACAAGGCGTCGGCGTCATGCTCACGCCACACGTCCCACAGGCCATCGTCGCCGTTGTCCTGGCCCTTGAGGCGGATCCCAGTCGGCTCGAGACGCTCATGCGGGGCGTCGGCGACAATCCCGCACCAGTTGTCCGAGAAGTGCTTGTACCTGTCCGCGAAGAACTCGCGGAAATCGTTGGAGGCGTAGTGGAGGCGGAAGTCGCCGTCATACGCGCGAGTCAGCGTCCTAACGCCGTAACCACGGTCTGAGTCGTCGTTCTGGCGCTTCGCGAGTTCATCGGCCAGCTTGTTGAGGATGCTGACTGCCTGTTCGGCGGTTGCCATCCACCCTCCTTCACGCTGAGTAGACGTAGTGTTTTCGGGGCCAGAGCTTCGCGGCGGTCACGTCACCGGCCGCCTCATGGCAGAGAGTCGCCGCCACGGCGGCGTCGATCTTCCGCCCATCTCCGGGCTTGGTCAGGATGTACCGGGGAACAGCCCCCAGCAGCCGCGCAGAACGCCGCGCAGACGCGACATGCGCCTCAGTGGTCGCACAGGCGTCATGAGTGAACTTCGAATCCGCCTTCACGACGTCAGTGACCATCCGCTCAAGCGCCGCATGCATCGGAACAATCCGGTACGTCGCCCACCGGATCACACGCTTCTCGCCGTACCGTTCAGCCCACGCATCAAGCTCGGACTCCCAATGCGGCGGATCCGCATACATGCGGACCACCTGGTAATGCTCAAACAGCCACCCCACAGCGGCATCCACCTCGAGCCGCGGAACCTTCCCGCCATGCTCGGCCGGATTCCACCACGTAGGCCCATTCGGCGTCTCCGGAGTGAACTGGTAGCCGTCCTGCGTCTCCGCACGAATGACCGTCCAGTCGTCCACATCCGAACCGTCGAAACCCAACACGATCGGCGTACGCCGGTCAGGCTGGTCACGCTTCTTGATCCGCTTCTTCCAAGCGTCAACGTCGATCCATGTACCAAGCCCCGCAACGATCCGGTTCCCGTAGAACCGCTCACCCTGGGCCGGGTCAGTCTCGTTCAACTCCTCCGACTCCGCACTGATCTGCGGCAGAGGCACATGCGGAGAGCCGGCGTAGTTGTAGGCGAGGATCTTCGCCCGATCAGCCCTCACCGACCACTTCAAACCCGCCGGAGGCTCCTCGTAGAACTTGAAGACGTCCGACGCCTTACCCTCGTACGTCCGCTGAGCCACCGACTGCTCAGCCGGATCCCAGCAGTTCGTCGTCTCCATGCTCCGGCCGCCCATACCGGCCAGACCACGGCGCATCGTCTCAGCAACCCGACGAAGCTTGTTCGTATCCGTGTAGAGCTGCGTCTCGTCCATCAACGCGAACGTGATCGGGTTACCCAACCGAGACTGGGCACTCGAGGTCACCACGTCGATGCGGCCCTCGTTCGGGAGGCGAATGAAGCCCTCACGGACCTGCATCTGCTCCGACAGCAACGGCCCACGAGCCATCGCCTGCAAAGGACGATAAACGTTGTCGACCTGGTCCTCAGACGTCGCAAGCAACTGAATCAGCGGAGTCGGCCAAGGCATCCCCATCGCCTCACCCGGGTCATACGCGTACGACCAACCACACGAACAGCCATGGTCCGCACAGCGATACACCTCGCCGGCCACAGCGAACCCAGCGAACAACGTCGGGCCGACCGCCTCACCGCACACGATGACCGCAGCCAACGGGCCCTTGCCAGTCTTCTGCGGAGCAACAGTCTGCGTACGACGATTGTGGAACGCAGCCGCACGAGTCGGGTAACCCTCACCGTCTAACGCGACCGCATCAGGCTTCACCCGATAGTGGTTGACCGTGACCCACAACTGCCAGTCATAGTGCTGCCACGGCGTACCCTTGCGGAACCCATCAGGAATAATGCAATGCCGCTCATGCCAAGCCGGGACGACCCAGAGAGTCGGGAAGTCGACCGTATAGTTACGCGGTCCCACGGTTCAGCCGGTCCTTGATGGACGTCACATTCGACGACTCCGGAACAGACTCCTCCGACTCGACAGGCTTCGGGGCGGCAATCTTCCAGCCGTTCTCCTTCAGCCCAGCCGGCGTCATCCCAATCTGGTCCGCAAACCGGTGCAGACTGCCCTTGTCGGCCGCAGTCGCCTCAGACGACTCACACAACACGAAAGTCCGAACCCACAACGCAATCGTGTGCAACCGCCACGCCTCAGAAGGCAGCGACCAGGCACAACCCTGCGGCGTACGCCAAGCCCACTCCCACAGAGCAAGCTCCCGCTCCTGAACACGCTTCGTCTCAGCCGCGTCGAAGACCGGAACCTTCCGATCGCCCTCATACTCGAACTGAAACACCGAACGCCTCGGCAACGGGAACTCAGGGACATCCCCATCGAACCCCGCCGGCGGCAACGCCGTCAGCGCGAACCCAGCACGATCAGACGTGCGAGAACCCTCAGTCTTCTGGGGACCAGAGCGGTTACGAGCACCACCACGGGCCATGTCGGATCACTCCTCGGCAGCCTTGCGCCGCGTCAGGGGTCGCCCAGGCCTTGCGCCCAAGCGGAAGTCAGTCGTACGTCACCAGACGGGTACGCCGGATGTTTGAACCCCGCGCACCCCCGAGAGCCC